AGTGCTTCTTGCATGGCGTCACGGATCTTGCGGGCTGTTGGTTTGTCAAACTTCATAGGTCTATCTCCTTCTTGATTGCTTGCAGTGCATTGATTAGTCCATCAACTGTATCATCAAACCTGATAGGGTCATAGTCTTCACAGTGATGCAGGTCATCAATGTCTGCTATCTCTTGTGCGTTTAAGAAGTCACCCTCAGAAGTACGGCTCCAATGTTGGGCGATGGATATGGTACGCCCGTTATGACGCACCACGATGTTATTGAAATCTATCTTAGTCATCTGACATTACCCTGCAAAGTGGCAAAGCTTACGCTTTGTGTTACGGTTAGGTTTACGCTCAATGTAGATGGTACGCTTGCCAAAGTGCACACCCGTCATGCACTTGGTAGTATTGACCTTGAAGCCACGGCTTAAGGTTTTACGCTTGCGGGTCAAGCCCTTGAGTCCAGCGAAGTTAAAGCGGAACCCTTGAGTTCCATCATTGAGAGGCTTAGTAGCGAATAATACAAACATGATATGTCTCCTATGTGTGTGTTTGTGTTTCTCTGTGTTTAAAGTTAAATCATAGTTTAATCAGGCTGTCAATAAGTTTTTTTAACAGCCCAAAACCGTTGCATAAATATCACAGCCGCAGCTTTCTGCGCCGTAACTCATCTGTGAAAGTCCAATATTGGTCAGCGTAATAGTTTTCCTTTTCAGGGTTCCAGCCTCGCATCGCATCCCGTGCTTCTGCACAGTCATTTATAATATATCGCAAGGCATCTACATCACAATGTTTTGCTTGCTCTTCCCATTTTATAAAATCGTGTTGCGTTGTCATCTTAAAGCCTCCAATCAATGTAAAGTTTTTCTGCCTTTAGTTTATCCGCTAAAATGTCACGAATAGCTTTGTGCCTATCTGTTCTTCGTTCTCTTGTCTTAGCACTATCACTTAGATATTGATGCCACATAATGCGGATAAACTCAATATTACTTGCGCCTAAGCCGCCCGCATCTCTTTCAATCATAGTATATAATGACATTGCACTTTCCCTTTCAAGTTTAATTTATGTTAAGCAGTTTTTCTACCAGTCTTAAGGTTATATTCAAAGCGCAAACCGCCTAAGCAATCTCTGCATCTGATGTAATCAAAATAGCCTTGCTCTTTCATTGTCTGGTGTACGGCTTTTCCGTCTGATGCATTGGAAACGGTGTCAACCCATTGCTCAGCGCCACCGTCTTTTATTCCAAATATTTTATATGACCTACGCATTGTATTTCCTTTCTATAATGTTTGTGTTTTTACTGTTTCAAACGTAGCGCCAATTGTAAAGCGTGACGCTACGTAACTTTTGTTTTAGTGCAAGGGGTATGAAATATTATCAACCGTCTTAGACCAGCAAGCACGGCAGTCACCACAGTGACCAAAATCTTGCTCTTTCTTTTGTTCTCTTGTCATATCTTTAAAAGCTTGCTCTTCAATTACTTTTGAATTCTTATTGGTTCTATATGCTAAGCAAGCTTTACCGTGTATTGTTTCGCCTTTACGGTGTACTGTGGAAGTATTAGCATGACCCGCAATAGGCTTATCGCTTATCATTGTAGCACTAACACGGATAACCAAGTTACTAGGCTCTTGACCATATTCTTTGCGGTATAGCTTCACTAATTTTGCTTCGCGTGTAGGCAACCAATGCTTTATCTCTGGTGTTCTTTCTGCTGTTAAAACAATTGCACGTAGCATAGCAACAGACTGTAAATCACCACTGTCAAACCATCTATGATAGTTTACGCCTAGTTTTTTGCACCCTCTTTCTATTTGGAAAGCTTGCATTTTAGCCCAAAGCTTAGGGTTCTCTTCAATCATTTTAACGGCTTTGAATAGATTGTTTGTCCATCCAGTATCAACGGACGGGCGAAGCTTTTGAAGTTTAAGAGCATAACAGCGTGAGCATGTAGAATTTTTAACATTGACAAGCTTGCCGCCTACATTGCAATGCTTGGCGCTAATGGCAAAGGTTGTGCTTGGCATTTTAGTGTTGCCAAGTGATACCTTGCCGCTGTTTTCTATTGCGTTTTTTAATGTTAGCTTTTCCATCGTGTTTTCCTTTTCGTTTTGCTTGCTACAAGTTAAGACATGAGTTTTTACATATTGCAACAATTATTTTTCATTTTACTGAATTAATTTTGGTTATCGTTTAAAATCAATAGCTTACATATGTTTGGACTTAGGATAGGCCAAGCTTCAAAGCCTAGCACTCATTATACTTATATAAGCTCTACCTAAGGTTGCGCTGCCAGGATAACACAACCTAGGGGTGTATGCTGCAGGTTTGACATGGGGGTAGGGTGTTTTGTGATCACATTCTAGGGTGACTTGGTAGTGTTGCTATTTGTGATCACAAAGTTATGCATCCACTATTGATTTGTGATCACACTCTTGAGAATTGAACGCTTGTTCATTTAATTACGTTAAGACAGACGGCATATCAGTCTTTTTATGTAACAAAAACAAACACTTGCTAGGCTAAACCACCACCAAAAAAGTAAATCTAAAAAGAAAAGCATTGATGTTCTTGTTTTGCGCTGCTTTTGTTCACTGTTTGTTCTATCGAGGGCGGGCGAGGGCCACCGGGGGGTATACCGTCTATATATACACACTCTGCAACACACGGGGTTTTTACTTTTGAGCACTACATCTTGTATATGCACTACCTAGATTGTCTATAAACCCAGCACATGTAAGAAAAATGTATAAAGTGACGTAACGTAACTACTTGACAAGGGTGTTTTTTTGTGTAAAACTGCGTAGCAGTAGCAGCCTAAGTTAAACTATAAGTTAAAACTTAAAGAATTGGACATAGGATAGTTAAACTATACAGTTATAACTTAAGAAATAGAACAAAGATAGTTAAACTTATAGTTAAACTATACAATGTTTGTATTTTTTATAAAATAACTATTGACATGTACATAAAAATAGTCTACTATTGTTTTATAACTATAATAAAAATAAACTATATAGTTAAACTATAGTGTTACAACCACATAAAGTACTGCTCTCTCTTATGTGTCTCCTCTCCTAATGTACTAACATGCGGTTGTAACACTTTTTTTCTCTTTTTTACAAAATAAGACTTGACAATGTACAAAAAACCAGTACAACTATATGCAAGTGAACGAGTCATTGAAGACTTTTATGAAGCTATAGCATCAAATAACACACGTATACTAAACAAAGTTCACATTCCTAAGTCAGATGTGTTCTATGTACGTGAAGCTATGTACAACCGTACAGGAGAATGGTATAGTTTAGACCATGTAGAACGTGCTATGTACATGGAAGGACATTTAGAACGTCACGAGGTCTTAGACCCTGACAGAAAACGAGGCTACGGAGAGTAATGGCTACAACTAAAGATGTAGAACGTTTGCCTAGTGGTAAGTTAAAGTACCGTGGTGAAACATATCCTGGTTATAACAAACCAAAACGGCTATCAGGTGAGGCTAAGAAGTCTGCTGTGTTAGCTAAGAAGGGCAGTGAAGTAAAAGTTGTACGCTTTGGTGATCCTGACATGCCAATCCGTAAAGATAACCCTGGTGCACGTAAGAACTTTAGAGCTAGACATAGTTGTGACACAGCTAAGGACAAGTTCACTGCTCGTTACTGGTCATGTAAAGCGTGGTAGTGTAAGTTATGAGTGATCTTAAGCTACCCTTAGCCCTTGTAGTAGCTATGGCTGTACAGCTTGTAGCTGCTGTGTGGTGGGTTTCTAAACAGGCACACACTATTGAGGTACTACAGCAGGATGTAGTTGATATAAAGACGTACATGAACTCTATGGATATAGATCTAGAGGCTCTAATACAGTTCGCTACGTTTACTGAGAACAGATGGGCTGAAGAATACAGTGAAGATTTAACGTATCAGAGATCTTTTGGTACTAAGGAGCCTACAGTAGAATGACTCTGATATCTCACTTTCCTTTGCCTAGTATGCCTTTTCAGACTCACGATAACATAGTCTTTGAGAAAGCTGATAAGGACAGGTCTAGTAGAAATAATGAAGAGTTTAAGCCAGAGCAACCTAACAAGGTAACTCCTGACACACCAGTAGAGGACTTAAAGTTAGTTAATCAGATGTACGCATATAATCCTAATCCTAACAAGCTGCGTACACCAGATGGACAGATAGTAGATTTTATTATAGCTTGACTTTTATTTTAATATAGAGTATATTACACGGCATATAAGCTAGGAGAACCTACATGCCGTATCTACAAAGTAATATACCTTATTTTAAAGCATGGGTAAGGCGTGAGTATACGCACAACATGAGTGCATACCACGGTGAGTTTTTACATTGTATGGTTGTAGCTGTAACTACTATGCCAAACCGTACACTGAGCTTTCAAGTTATCTTTACTGGCTTTGAGTCAGATGATGATGAGTCTACACCTAATGTACATGGTGGTGCAATGTGGGCTAGGATGCCTCTTACTGCACTAGTAGCTGATACACCCTACGATGAATGGCCTGAAGAGCTACCCCCCTATCTGGCCCAGCCGTGGGATTGTATGTCTCACTACCACTCTGTATATAAGATAGAACGGGCAAGCCCAGCGCCGTGGATAGCTAAAGTAGATGGGGAGTTTTACCCTTGTAAGTATTACTTTACTGTTGACTACACAGACAGTGAGGTAGCTGATGACCCTGCCCAACACAAGCAGTCACATGTGATTGAGTTACTACATGCAGGTAAATACACAGGTAACATAGTTGCGTTGCCCAATAATAGAGTGAGAGTAACTCACCCAGCGTGGTTTGAAGCAGGAGAAGGTGCACCTGACTTTTTACCTAACCAACATACGTTTCACTCTAAGCAGAACGTAGAGTATGTATGGGATACGCAACGAGTGTTTAACAATTTATACAGTGAGGCAGACTACGATGAAGAAGAATGGCATGAAGAAAAAGGGAATGGCTAAAGGTGGAGCCATGAAGAAAAAAGGATACGCTGCTGGTGGGGCTTTAAAGGAACCTACAGCTAAGCAAGCTGGTGTAAAGAAGTTACCTAAGTCTGTACGTAATAAGATGGGTTACATGGCTAAGGGTGGTATGACCATGAAGAAGAAGGGTTACGCTATGGGTGGTATGACTGGTGCATATGATCCAGTTAAGGCTGACATGCAGCGTCAACAAGGTATGATGCAACAATCTAAGCCCCAGCCTATGAAGAATGGTGGTAAGACTAAGAAGAAGGGTTACGCTGCTGGTGGTAAGGTTATGTCTTACAACTTGGGTGGTATGGTTAAATCACAAACTAATAACCTCAAGAATAAGAAGTAATACTAGATGCCTGACTTAAGCAAGTCCAAGTTTCATACACAGGGGTACACTATAGCATCTACTTCTGCAGATGCCAGTGCTACTGCTGTGTATACTTGCCCTGCTAACTTTAGTGCTATTACTAGGTATCTACACATTAGTAATAACAACACATCCACTAAGAAAGTCTATGTACAGTTCTACCATGCTGAAGATAATGCGTATCACTACATAGCTAATGGACTGAGTATGGCAGGTAACTCTGTAGTTAATTTGGTTAATGGCGGTTACTTTAATTTACATTCAGGTGATAAGATTATGGTATATGGTGAAACAACAAACACTATGGAAGTGATTGTTTCAGTAGAGGAATACTTTGATCCTAATCGAACTTAATACATAACGGGTATGCAAACTTGTATGTAGTACTCTGACATAAAATGTGTATAACTACTCCTGCACAATTAATAAAGGAGTAGTGCGATATGTTTAAAAAGTTAATGAAGCGTATTCAAGACAGTCAACAACGCAGGGCAGACTACTGGATTCTTATGAATCTATCTGACAAAGAACTGCACGATATGGGGATAAGCCGTGGCGAAATCAGGCAAAAAATCTACAGTTAATGCAGCGGGTAATTATACTAAGCCTAGTATGCGTAAGCGCCTTGTTGCTTCCGTTAAAGCTGGCGGGAAAGGTGGAAAGCCCGGACAATGGAGCGCCAGGAAAGCTCAGATGGTTGCAAAGCAATATAAAGCAAAAGGTGGGGGATACAAATGATTACTAAAGTAAAATCGTATATTAAGCGTATTATTTGTGCTGTACTTAATCGTAAGTGCGAATGTGGATGTGAGTGCTGATAGTATGGCACTAGCTAAATCTCAGAAGAGCTTAAAGTCTTGGGGTAAGCAGAAGTGGAGAACCAAGAGTGGAAAGCCATCTACGCAAGGCTCAAAAGCGACAGGTGAGAGATACTTACCTGAGAAAGCTATTAAGTCTCTTAGTTCTTCTGAGTATGCTGCTACCTCACGAGCTAAACGAAAAGGCACTGCTAAGGGTAAGCAGTTTGTGGCTCAACCTAAGAAAGTTGCAAAGAAAACCAAAGCCTACAGGAAAGTAACATGAAGCGTAATCTTACAGAAAACCAAGCTAAGTTTCTTGAAGTGCTTTTTGAAGAAGCAGGTGGTGATGTTGTACGTGCTAAGAAACTGGCAGGTTACAATGAGGGTTCATCAACTGCAGCTATTGTTGAGTCTTTAAAGGATGAGATATTTGATGCAACTAAAACGTATATGTCAAGAGTTGGTCCTAAGGCTGCAGTTGCATATGCCTCTGCTTTGGACGATCCTACCCAGCTAGGCATTAAAGAAAAGATGATGGCAGCAGGGCAGATCTTAGATCGTGCTGGTGTAGTTAAAACTGAGAAAGTATCTGTAGAGTCAAGTGGTGGTTTGTTTATATTGCCACCTAAAAACAGTGAAGATGCTGACGTTTAGAAAAGAAAGACCTCTAAACTATGCGTACTGGATGCTACCTAAAGTACCACTTAAGGTTAAGCTCTGGCAGCGTATACCAAGAGTAAGCCAGTACATACCCTTTGGATATGAGGTTGACCCAGAAGATAATGAATGGCTAAAGCCTATACCAAAAGAACTAGAGCTATTAGAGCTTGCAAGGAAGCACGTAAAGCAATATACTTTAAGACAGGTTGCAGCGTGGCTTACTACTCAGTCTGGTAAAAGTATAACACACGATGGGTTGAAGAAGAGATTAGATGTCGAAAGAAAGCGAAAAAGGCTTACTACAATTAAGCGCCAGTATGCCCAGCGGCTCCAAAAAGCGTTACACCAAATCGAAATCCTCGAAAAAGAAAGAACAGGCTACTTCATCTACGAAGAAGACAGTGATACAGAAGACCAGCCCAGCGCAAGTTAAGCATGAAGAATATGACGTACCAACGGCACAGAACGTAGTCTTTCAGCCAAACCCTGGCCCACAGACACAATACCTAGCGTCTAGTGAACGTGAAGTACTTTATGGAGGAGCAGCAGGAGGCGGCAAGAGCTACGCCACACTAGCAGACCCCTTAAGGAACATGAACAGTCCAGACTTTAGTGGGCTGTTGGTACGTCATACAACAGAAGAACTAAGAGAGCTTATACAGAAAAGCCAAGAGTTGTACCCTAAGGCTATACCTGGAATTAAGTGGTCTGAGCGTAAGAGTCAGTGGACTACACCTAGAGGTGGCACATTATGGATGTCATACTTGGACAGAGACACAGACGTTATGCGTTACCAAGGACAGGCGTTTAACTATGTAGCATTTGATGAGTTGACGCAGTGGCAGTCACCCTTTGCGTGGAACTACATGAGATCACGTTTACGTAGCGCAAACAAGGACTTAGGTTTGTACATGAGGGCTACAACTAACCCTGGCGGTTTAGGACATGCTTGGGTAAAGAAGATGTTCATTGATCCAGCTAAACCTAATACAGCGTTCTGGGCAACGGACATTGAGACTAGTGAGGTACTGAAGTTTCCATCAGGGCATAGTAAAGCTGGACAACCCCTATTCAAACGAAGGTTCATACCTGCTAGTCTGTTTGATAATCCTTACTTAGCTGAGAGTGGTGACTACGAAGCCATGCTTCTATCACTACCAGAG